CAACAACTGGAAGCACGTCAGTCTGTACTGATAGCTGAGCAGGGGTCCTGGATGACTCGTATGATTCGTCCCCTCTTCGCTTTACCATTCATCATCTATAACTTCAAGGTCATTGTCTACGACAAGGTTTTAGGTTTAGGTATTACCGATGACCTCTCAGCCTCCTACTGGCAGTTACAGATGGTCGTCTTCGGAGCTTACTTCCTGACCCGTGGGTTTGAGAAGAGAAAAGGATAAGAGTATGAGTTGTTGGATTAACAAAGACGAGCCTTGCAATCAGTGCTTTGGTTGTTGGAACTTGGACCCCGCGTCTATCAGTTTACGTCACAAGCTTTATAACACAACAGTCATTATGTCAATCTGTATACTGGGAGACTACTAATGCCAACTAAGAAAGACCCACGCCTAGAGCGAGCAGGTGTATCTGGTTTCAACAAACCAAAGCGTACACCTGGTCATCCAAAGAAGTCACACGTTGTTGTGGCTAAAGAAGGTGACAAGATTAAAACTATTCGTTTTGGTGAGCAAGGCGCTAAGACTGCTGGCAAGCCTAAGGCTGGTGAGTCTGAGGCTATGAAGAAGAAGCGGGCTAGCTTTAAGGCTCGTCACGGTAAGAACATCAAGAAAGGTAAGCTTAGTGCTGCCTATTGGTCTGACCGTGAAAAATGGTGAAAATGAAGATAGACATGGACATGAACGAACTTAAGTTCTGGTGCCGTGCCATTATGGAGGATTGAACAATTCCAAGCTCTAAGAACTACAAAAGAGACTACAAGCGTGAGCGTGAGCTTCAGTCAACTCCTTCTGAGTTAGCTAAGAATGCTTCTCGCAAGCGTGCTCGTCGTCTACTCGAGAAAGAGGGACGGGTATCTAAGCATGATGGCAAAGACGTAGACCACGGCAACCGTAATCCTCTGGATAACTCCAAGAAGAATCTTAAGGTTAAGTCTAAGTCGTCTAACCGTAGCTTCTCTCGTAAGAGCAACGCTAGCAAGTACGCCAAGGTTGGGGCGTCAAACCCCGGTACACAGAAAAGGAATAAGTAATATGATCTTCAAGGCTTATGAAAAAGAGTTGAACAAAGCTGGGTACTTTATCTCAGCTGACCAGGTTGTCAATGTCCGTGGTGACGTCATGGGCCAGATGGACCCCTATGGTCAGTTTCAGTCCAGTGACAATGAACTGATGGTCCTCATCTGTAAAGCAGCACAAGCTGAAGCACAAGCTAAGATGAAGGCTGAGGAAGAAGCTAAGAAGCCTGTTAAGAAAGCTGTAGCTAAGAAGACTGCTTGGAAAGAGTAATCAATGGCTAGGCAAGACTACAGCACTTTCTTTGAAAGCATCGTCGTCACTAGTACGTCAGCTGGGGCTGGGGCTGATGTTGTGTATACTGTCCCCGCTAACCATGACGCAGAGATAACCTTCCTTAACTGCACTAACGGTTCAACAGTAAACACACTTAGTGTTCAAATTTATCACGCGGATGACACTGGGTACCACTACATCCTGAGGGAGACTTCGGTACCTGACAATGAAACTCGTGATATTGTCACAAGCGCTAGAATACATCTACACGCGGGTGACAAAGTAGTTTCCTACAAGACTGGGGGAACCTTTGACGTATCAGTCTCAGGTAAACTCTTCTACAACCCAACGAGGCAGGTATAATGGCTAAGCGCGAACTAACAGACAAGCAACAACTCTTCCTGGACGTACTCTTTGAGGAAGCAGAAGGGGACCCGCTTATGGCTAAGAAGCTAGCTGGATACTCTAACAACGTACCTACTTCTTCTGTCACAGCCTCTCTCGCAGATGAGATTACTGAGCTTACACGTAAGTTCATTGCTCAGAGCTCGACTAAGGCTGCGTACACCATGTTCAAGGTAATGGGTGCATCCGACATGCTGGGTGCTAAGGAGAAGATGGCAGCTGCTAAGGACTTGATGGACCGTGCAGGTTTCGTTAAGACCGAGAAGGTAGAAGTCTCTACGACTGAACCAGTCTTTATTCTTCCAGCAAAGCGGTCCGCAGAAGACTAGCACTTGACAAACAATAACACATGTGATATAAGTATGGCTCGTAAACAAGCTCCAACAATGAAGAACATTCCACCACGTCAAACTTGGCGTATCCCTAAGAGAGGGGATAAGGGTGAATGGTACCCTATTGTACGAGTAGGTCGACATATCCCTTTTGGGTATGAACAAGACCCTGAGGACGAATTCGTTCTCCAGCCAATCCCATCAGAACTAGAGATGTTAGAGCAAGCTAAGAAGTACTTAGCTGAGTACAGTCTGCGTATGGTAGCCCGTTGGTTGACCGAGCAGTCAGGTAGGTACATCTCCCATGTAGGACTTAATAAACGTGTCAGCATCGAATCCAAAAGGAAGAAAGCAGCCAGCAACCATCGCGTCTATGAAAGGCGCTACAAAGAAGCCGCGAAGAAAGCCCTCAAGCTTGAAGAAGACCGACTCGGTGGAAAAGGTACAAGAAACCTCGACACCAAAGATGACTCGGGTACCGGCGACAGCTAAGCCTGAGCCGATCGATGTAGCTAAGGCTCAAGAGATTATCTTTGCACCAAACCCTGGTCCCCAGGAAGACTTCCTAGCTTCATGTGAGCAGGAGGTCTTGTACGGTGGTGCAGCTGGTGGTGGTAAGTCTTACGCGATGGTAGCGGACCCTGTACGTTACTTCAATAACCCACACTCTCGTGGACTGCTGGTACGTCGTAGTACAGAAGAACTACGGGAACTTATCTCAGTATCTAAACAGCTGTACCCAAAGGCCATCCCAGGTATTAAGTTTATGGAGAGAGACAAGACATGGGTCGCACCTAGTGGTGCTACTCTCTGGATGTCTTACCTTGACCGTGACGACGACGTAATGCGATACCAGGGTCAGGCCTTTAACTGGATTGGCCTAGACGAGATGACCCAATGGCCGTCTCCTTTTGCTTGGAACTACATGCGCTCCCGCCTACGTACGACTAAGGCCTCAGGTCTTCCTCTGTACATGCGAGCTACAACAAACCCAGGTGGTCCCGGTCACTTCTGGGTTAAGAAGATGTTCATCGACCCAGCGTCAGCTAATACTTCCTTCTGGGCTACAGACGAGTCCGGTGAGACTATCCGGTGGCCTAAGGGTCACTCGAATGAGGGGGCACCCCTTTTTAAACGTAGGTTCATTCCTGCTAACTTGTTCAACAACCCGTACTTGTCAGAAGATGGTATGTACGAGGCTAACTTGCTCTCAATGCCTGAGCATCAGCGTCGACAGCTGTTGGACGGTGATTGGAGTATCTCAGAAGGTGCTGCCTTCTCTGAGTTCAACCCTAAGGTGCACGTAGTAGAACCTTTTGACATTCCAAGTGAATGGTCTAAGTTCAGGGCGTGTGACTACGGCTACGGCTCTATGACAGCTGTACTCTGGTTTGCTGTTACTCCATCTGAGCAGATCGTAATCTACCGTGAGCTCTACTGCAGCAAGGTCACAGCACAAGACCTGGCGGGACTAGTACTCGAGGCTGAACGTGGTGAGAAGATACGTTACGGTGTCCTTGACAGTTCGCTCTGGCACAACCGAGGAGACACTGGCCCCTCCCTTGCTGAGCAAATGATTCAAAGAGGATGTCGTTGGCGTCCATCAGATCGTTCTCGTGGCTCTCGTATTGCTGGTAAGAACGAAGTTCACCGACGACTACAGGTTGATAGCTTTACAGAAGAACCTCGTATCGTATTCTTTAACACTTGCCGAAACATCATCTCAGAACTCCCGTCTTTGCCCCTAGACAAAAACAACCTAGATGATGTAGATACTAAGAGTCCTATCGACCACGGCTACGATGCCTTGCGGTACGGGCTTATGACACGTCCACGCAGCAGTCTATTTGACTACGACCCTAATTCACAGAGATCAGGCTTCCAAGCAGCTGACTCCACCTTCGGATACTGATAAGGACTTACAATGAATATGTTTGAAGACGATCAAGAATCAACTGAGTACAATATGGAAGAGTCAGAATCCTCCTACGTTTCTGATATCGACGAAGGTGAGACTACGGACTCGTCTGTTGGTACTGTTGTAAGCTTTGTCACGGAGCGGTTCAAAAGGGCTGAGAACTCCCGTCGTCAAGACGAGGAGCGTTGGGTCCGCTCATACCGCAACTACCGAGGCCTTTACGGTCCAGATGTTAAGTTTACATCGACTGAGAAGTCTCGCATCTTTGTAAAAGTGACTAAAACAAAGGTACTAGCAGCCTATGGCCAGCTAGTCGAGGTGCTCTTTGGTAACAATAAGTTTCCAATCTCCATTGACCCTACAACTCTGCCTGAAGGTATTGCAGAAGCAGTACATTTTGAGTCCAATCCCGAGATGCAGAAGGCTAAAGGAGGGGTATCAGGTCAACCTGAAGCTAAATTATCTCCTGAAGATGCTAAATTGCGCCCAGGTGAGACCATTATGGACCTCCAGGAGCGCCTAGGGGGCATGAAGAGCACTCTAGAGCCCGTAGCAGACCTCTTGAAAGAGGGTGAAGGACGTACAGCGTCTGAAATGACGTTCCATCCAGCTCTATTTGCTGCTAAGAAGATGGAAAAGAAGATTCATGACCAGCTGGAGGAGTCAAACGCCTCTAAGAAGCTACGTACAGCCGCTTTTGAGTGTGCTTTGTTCGGAACTGGCATCATGAAGGG